AACTCTAAACCCAGAGCCAAGCAATCATTGCATAGTCGAGTGCAGTCGCACCAGCCACAGATACCAATGTAAGAGTTGAAAGAAAGATGTTGAACTTCATCAATCCTTCAAGATTTGACTCCTTTTCTTCACGCTTTGCGTCCCGATCCATAAGCCATTGAGCAAAACGTGCGGTTCTTGATTGGGCTTGTTCTTCTTTGTATTCGATTTCTTCTGTCATTTCTTTCCACCTCGCTTAGCCATACGGTGTGCTTCACGAACTGCAGCCTTGAAACCGCCTTTCTTCCACTTACCCGACTTGAGTTTGTATCGCTTCTGTATTTTCTTGAATGCAGCCTTGTATTTTCGCTGATACGCAGTCTTGCGTTTTCGCTTTGGCTTTTCCGCAGCTGCAGATTCGCCATTCATGGCATTCAACAATTGCATCATCTGACCCATCTCTGGGTTCATCATCATGATTAGTTGCATCATTTGTTCTTGATTCATGTTATCTACTCCTGGTTCTTCGTGCGACTTCCATACCTGCAGCAATACTGAGGGCAGTTGTTCTCAATTGCGGATTGAATGTAGTTGCTGCGACAAGAAGGGCGGCGTTACGAAGCCTTGTGTCTCCTGATCGAGAACAACTGCCTTGTGAACAGTCTTTGTCATGTGTACGGCAGGCACAGTCGAGTTTGTCGATACATGGCTCATCAAATTGACCACCTGCAGCAGCATAACTGACAGCATCAATCTTACGACCTGCAGTCCAATTAGGACCGCACCAGTTACCGTGTATCTTAACCACAGAATCACCCAACTCATTGGTTGAGTTCCTCGGTGACAAGAGCAGCGTAAACATCAGCAGAGGCTACGGCTCGGTAACCAGTCATTCGGACATAGACTCGACGATCAGGGTCACCGCCACCAGTCGATGCGTAGGAACCAACAATTCGGTAATCAGGCGTGGCTATGATGGCGATGTAATCGTTCATTGTACCACTTGATGCTTCGCTTGGAAGGGCAACCTTCTGAATAGCATCACCAACAGGTGTGCTTGTAACTTGATAGCGGAGGTGTGAAATGCAGTTTGGCGAGTTAATGGTTTGAACTGTGGTAAGTGTTTTGTTGACTGAGAAGTTCAATGAAACATCTTGTCCAGGTAGTTGAGGGATGATGAGAGGGTCATGGTCAACCTGAATGTCTGTAACTACAAACACTTCACGATCTAAAGTGTTGAGAGGTAGTTGCTGGGTGGTCGATACGTTAACCGCACCATCAGAAAAGGTGGCGGTTGCTCCGAGGTTAAACAGTTGGCTTGTTTTCTTTAGACTCATAATAATCACTTGGTTTTAGGGTGCAGGAGGATGTGCATTGTCGATGTGCGCCGAACTAGTCATCCTCCTACAACCTATAGGAAAAGGTATCAAGTTTATAGTATATATCTCACCCTAGTCTTGAACATCGTTACTGCTACGCTAACGATTTTGGGGCTACGTCCCCCGAATCGTTACAGATTTCGTAGGAATCGCAGTTAGTTATTTAACTAAAGACCTAGTCGAAGATACTAATGTGCGTAGTCTGTAACACGTGTTTTGAAGTCTGGAAATGTAAGAATGCAATGGTAATGGTGACAAATGTGTCCCGATCTCCAAAGGTTGAGGTCAATTGTCCTATCAATATGTCAATTGTCTCACAATGTCAGAGGTGTCAAGGATGAATTGTCATTGGTGCGAACGAAAATTGAATGATTACTGGGTTGAGATTGCTTGGATTGATAACATCGATGAGCATGATGTCCATATCGAGCGATATTGTTCATCAAAGTGTATCAAAGAGGTGATGAAGTAATGAGTCATCATGAGAGAATATACGGGATTGGCGGTAATGTTGACATTGGATATATCCGAGTGCGTAATGATGGCGTTATTTTGTCAATCTGGATTGACCATATGAAGATGCTATTTGTTCCAGAACATCCTGAACTTATCCAGGAGGAAGAAGAATGACCAACAAAGGACTCAAAACATTCAATCTTCCATTCGATACCATACGGATCGTAAGGACAAAGCCGAATCAATCAGCATTTGTGAACAAAGCCATCATACGGCTTCACGTCGGACAGAAAGAATTCAGGCTTTGGGACGTAGATGTGGAAGAAATGCTCATCCACTGTGCCAAAATGCGAGGAAGTTGTCCACCGCACATCAAGGCGGTTATCCTGGAACACTACAAAGAACTCTAAACCCAGAGCCAAGCAATCATTGCATAGTCGAGTGCAGTCGCACCAGCCACAGATACCAATGTAAGAGTTGAAAGAAAGATGTTGAACTTCATCAATCCTTCAAGATTTGACTCCT